TATTAAAGCCGCTTGGCACGTTCTTATTGACCACCTCATCAAGTTTCTTGAGGTCAATATCGACATTGCCCAATTCTACGACCAGCATACCACAACCGATGTCCACACCTACGGTGTTAGGCACTACACGGTCTTTGTATCTGATTACTGAGCCGATTGTGCATCCGCTACCTGCGTGACAATCTGGCATAATGCGAATTTCACAATCCTTGTAGGCTTCACAAGATGCGGCCTCTTCTACCTGCTTCAATGTGGCTTCATCCACGATAGAAGCAAAAATCTTATAGTTTTTCATATTGTTTTTAGTGTTATGCACCCTTGCTGCTTTAGGGTGCGAATCCTGCCAGTCCAGGGAGCCCCTGGACCGGCTGCAGGGGTTAGAATGTGTCGTCTTCTTGCTGGACGGGATAAGATGGCATCTCGGGAGAGGTGGACATCCAGAGCTCGATGAGTCGGGGTTCCTCTTCCCATGTGGGAGGCTCCATCGCTGCGCGCATGTACTCGGGAACGAGAAGGGCAGATTCGTCGCCTTCGACTGTCTCCCATACTCCGAACTCATTGTTGCGGGAGGGCTTGAGGCCGTAGAGGAACACGTCACCGTTGCGGTCGGTGGCGATGTAGCCGACGAAGACGGTGGAGGCGCGGTTGACACGGTGGCAGAGGATGCCGATAATGGCGAGGAGGGCGAGTGCCAGGAGGGCGAGGCCGATCCAAAGGATTGAGGTTGGAACCATAGTTTTTTGAAATTAAAGGGTTATTATTTGGGGTTGTTATAAAGTTATGTCGTTAGAACGGGGCCCCGCTCTTGGGGTCGTGGTAGCCGTCGTCGGGTGGAAGGATCATATCCTCGGGGATCGGTGGCATCATGCCAACCATGGAGGAGTCGGTGAAGCTGCCGCCATCGGTGGGAGTCTGAGGAACCTGGTGGGGCGCTGAGCCCTGGATCTCCTCGGGTTCGGGTGCATCGTCGGCGACACGTTGGCGCTTCTGCTCGAAGTACTGGATGAGGGCGTCGCGGTCGTTGACCAGGATGACCACCTCGACCACTCCGTCGTAGCCTTCCATGCGGGCGTTGCGGACGTTGTTGTAGCGGACGTTGGGCGATGTCTTTCGGTTGCAGAGCTCCTTGGGGTTGAAGTCGAGGTCGTAGTAGTTGGCGAAGTGACGGAGCTTCTGCATAAAGGTCTGAGAGCTGAGCGTCTCGCATCCACGCACCTGACGGGCGAGTTCCTGGATATCGCGTCGAACGACTTCGCAGTTGAGGTGTGGAGGGATGGCAGACTGCTCGGGAACCTGCCCGTGGGCTGCAATCTTTTCGCGGCCGAAGAAGTAGTCCTTGGCCCAGTCGTGGAATGGCTTGCCCATGGCATCGAGGTCGGCACGCTTCATGATGTTCTGCATCGGTGGCGTGAACTTCGGGCCGAAGATCTCAGAGAGCCGGAGGTAGTCCTGGCAGCAGTCGATGGCGAAGTTGAAGTCGGCATTCCAGTCGGCCTCGGTGTACTCCTCATCGTGCAGCTCCATATCGAAGTCGTCGTGGATGTTCCAGCGCTCCTCCCCTGTCTCGGGCTGTTCGCCATGGTAGTAGTCGCTCTGGATCTCGGGGAGCAGTCGCTCCATGGTAGAGGGGGAGAAGTCAGGCATGACGTAGTTGGACGAGAGCATGAACTTGGGCGTCTCGCTGGCGGTCAGCTCGAACGACTCCTTGTTCTTGCGGTTGACGGTCATCGTGCCGGTGATCTGCGAGTAGAGGGCGGCGAGCTTGAAGTCCTTGCCACAGTCGTCGAAGTAGCAGATGTCGGTGTCGCGTGTCACGCGCTCCCACTGGAACGAGCCGAAGAGGTTCTTGGTGTCGCGTCCGTCGAAGCGGACCACCTTGCGGCCACATTGGGTGATGAAGTTCGAGATGAACGACTTGCCCGAGCGTCCGTTGCATCGTCCCTCCTCGTCGATCTTGTTGTCGAGGAACATCATAGCCACCGAACGGCTGGCCACCTTGCGGCGGTAGAGCATGTAGCCGGTACCGAAGACCTTGGCGACGTAGGTGTCGATCTGTGCCTGCTGCTCCTGCTCATTGAGCACAGAGCCCTGCAGGTTGAAGCGGTTGGCGGCTCGGTAGGCCTTGGCACCTTCGGGGTCGCCCTCCCAACGGGTCTGCAGCTCTTCTCTCCAGGAGAGTCGGGACGAATTGATGTAAACGCCCTGGACGTTGCTCTGAGGCCATGGCTGGCCGTCGCGTTCCTTGTAATTAACCTGCAGGTTAACTTTCCGGTGTCCGTCGATGTCGGTGGTGACGGTGATGTCGTGCGAACGGCGAAGGCGACGGAACGGGTGCTTGATGATCTTGTCGGCCCACACGTAGAAGCCGGAGGGGTGGCTGTCCAATCCTCTGACCTCGACCTTATCCTTCGACACCTCGACGAGGCAGTTGGTGAAAAAGAAGATCTGAGACGTGGGGGTGCAATCGACCATGTTGAACGAGCGGATGGCCACGCCCTGGACGTCGGGGTCCTTGAGTCGCTTGACCTTGTTACGGATGGGCTTCGGGCAATAGTTGGCAGGATCCTGGCACCAGCGGTTGAGGAACGAGAGCATCTGCGTGGTGGAGCTCTGCTCGATGATGTAGCCGTGGACCTTGACCACCTGGTCGGGATCGACCGTGCCATCGTCGAAGCGGCAGTAGCCGTTGAGTTCGAGGAAGTAGTGGAGCTGCTCCATGTCGAGCTCGTACTTGATGCCCTTCTTCTCGTCTTCCTTCTCCTGCCAGAATCGGGAAGGCAGCGCTTTGTCGAGCAGGCCCTCGAACCATCCCTTGACGGGGTGCAGCTCCATGGCATCGCGGAGGTCCTTCGACATCTTGTGGCGGTCGTTGATGCCTTCCATTCGGCCCCAGTGGAGCCACGCGGTCTTCACCTTGGGGTACTGCAGGGCGAGAGCAGCGCCACGGTCGCGGCCTGTGCCGTCGATGTCTGGGATGGAGATTATGGTGTCGGCAATGGCCTCGAGCTGCTTCATCTCGGACGGCTTGATGTCGATGGTCTCGGAGTTGAACCACACGGGATGGTAGCCCATGTAGGCAGCCACGAGGGAGTCACGCTCACCACAGCAGATGAGCAGCTCGGGGAGCTTGATCTTGGCTGGATCATCATCCTCGGAGCAGCCGCGACGGAGTTCATGAAGCGCCTGCTGTGCCTCGTCGAGGCCGTTGATGTACGACTCGGGCTTGATGCCCGTGGGGTAGTACTGGAACTTCGGTTCGCGTGTCTCCTTGCCATCCTTTGTGACCCACGAGGCCGGCTGGGCCTTGTAGATCTTGACGAACTTCTGCTCGTTGCCCTGCGCGTCCTTGTATCGGCAGTCGCGGTAGAAGACCATGTAGTCGCGGGAGCATGGCGAAATGACGGTGGTACACGTTCCATCAGCCTTGGGGTGGCCGGTTGTGGCGATGGATTCGCACGAATGCCAGTGCAGGGCCTTGACCGTCTCCTGAGCCTGCTGCAGTCCGGCTGTGGTGTTGACCATAGGGCCGAAGAGGAACAGGAGTTCGTCGGTGGTCATCTCGGGACGTGTGCCGAACTTGATGGAGCCGGGGGCCTCGTCCTTCTGGGCGGGTCGGAACTCTTTCTTCGGACCGGTGTCACGTGGGCCGTCGGCGATGATGTAGCCCATGTAGCGGCAGAGGGCCTTGAGGTTGTCGTAGTAGGTGTCGGTGCGGTCGGAGAGATTCTGCTCACGGATGAACAGCGCCCACCATGAGAGGCCGTTCTCACCTCCGTGATCCTTATAGTACCACTCACCGTTCTGCCCCTTGTAGAGATAGCAGGAGGCGTTCTTGTCGTCATAGAAGGGCGAACGGAACGGCTTGGAGTTCTTGTGCGTCTGGCAGTAGGAGGCCACGTCCTGCGAGAGCCCGAGGAGCTTGACCAGAACGTCGAGGCCGTTGCCTGAGCGTTGGAGTATATCTTCTTTTGAGACCATTTCTTGCTGTAGGTAATGTTACGGATTTACGGGTGTGTCAGTTCCAGGGGAGGTCGTCGATGGGACCCTGCTGATTGAGGCGTGAGGCCATCGGGTTGCGCTTGCGTTCGCGGCTTCGCCATTCGTAGAACGAGGTGATGAAGGCATCGGCAGCGTGGTGGGTGCATGGCATATAGATGGCATCGTCGAGGCGCTCCATGCTCCCGGTCTGGAACTGGCAGAACCCGAGCGACTCGCTCAGCTCGACCACGGCGATGCCGCGGGCCTTGGCGAAGGCCACCTCGGCCAGACAGCCTCGTGACGACTCCCATCCGTCGAGAACCACGACGAGGTTGGACATGCTGACGGCTCGAAGATCCTCGAGCAGGTAATCGACATCGGTGAGGAAGCGCGGCGTGGCGTAGGCAGGGTTGAACATCGCGGCCTGCTGTGCCTCGGCCTTGACGGCTTCATCGAGGCGCCTGGCCACATCGAGCGGAGACATGACGTTGATGGCTGCGTTCTCGCCACCGTATTGCTCGGCCCACTGCTTGCGGAAGCCTGCGTTGAGCACTTCCTGGATGTAGTTCTTGGCACGCTCGGCGCGGTCGCGGGTGTCGGCCTCAGAGTGGCCGTGCATCGGGAGGGATATGTAGATGATCATGATGAAAGTCGGGTGTTTGGGTGTCTGCGGATGAAGATCGACGAGGCGAGGAGCGGAGCGAGGTTTTTGAAACCCCTGGATTTGCAATTTTTGAAAAATGAGCTTTGCGTAAAAAAAATGATTTCTATATGTATTTATATAGGTACAAAACAATGGCAAATGTTTGTGCCTTGATTCACGATTTCGCTCCGCTCCTCCAATCGTCCCTGTCATTTCTTCATAGGCAAACGGGTGTTAAAGGGTTTAACATTGGGCGGCCGTGAAGGCCACCACGTTACTTATTCACTCAATAAAACACTTAGGGTCTAAATAAAACCCGCCGCCTGCATCCCTGCTGTCGGTGGGGTGCAAAATAATTAATTACACATACAATTTGCTATTCACTAACTAATCTGAGTCAGGTATTGAACGAGCCGCTACGACCACGCTCGAAGAAGTCGATGATATCCTTGTAGGGCTCGAGGTGCATGCGGCGCTGCACGACGTTGATGATGCCAAGCTCCTCGAGGTGGATGGTGCTGCTGTCGATGCCGTTGGCGTCGCGGGCTTCGATGAACGAGCTGACCGACATCTTGGAGAGCTGATCGGTGAACATGTCGCGGATGAAGGTGAGCTGGTCATCGGAGAAGAGCTGCTCATGGTCGAGCTCGAGGGAGATGTGGTACTGGATGACAGCGTGGCCACCGTCGAACTCGTCGTCGGCCTTCATCTCCTTGCGGAATGACTTGAGGCTTGGCTCGTCGATGGTCTGATGCCATCCGCGGGCGATGTGGCCGTTCTTCTCGAGGTTGTACCACTCCCAGAGCTGGGCGAGGTTCTCGAAGGTCTTGACGTCGGCAGCCTCGACGATGGGCTTGCCCACGTTGGGCACCAGGCGCTTGATTCTGAAAACAAAAAGATTCATGGGGTTGATGGTTTTGGGGACTTGATGGGGTATTCCCTGGTTAAAAATACATAAGTATCCGGACGATAGCGGAAGTGAGTGCAGCAGCTCTTCTTCTGCATTGTCTGAAAATGTAGCGTGCAATACACCACGCCATGGCCGGACGTCGGAGCCGAATGCTTGCAGTGTTGGCAGCGCATTCGTCGGATCCACTCGAACTCATTGGCCGTCGGCATTGGGGGACATCTCCTTCTCCTTGGCCAAGATGCGTCGCTTGGTGGCAAGCTCCTGCATGAATCCTTCGATCATGTCCATGTACTGCTGCTCCTTATCGGGGCCAAAGATTTTCTCGATCCAGTGGTCGACGGCGGTGATCATCATCGAGCAGGCCTCCTTGTCGCGTGTCATCACTCCGGCAATCATCTGGATGGCCTGGCCAATCTTCTCGTGGTCGGGATAAGAACAGGCCACGCTGACGGGTTTGCCCTCCTGTGGAGGTTCAGAGGCGAAGAGGACCAGCAGGTGGTCGGGGTAGCAGTCGTCTGCGGTCTCGGCGAACTGCTTGCAAGCCGTAATGAAGAATGACGGCTCAGTCGGCTTTGCCTTCTCGGCTTTCTTCTTTCTACTCATAGTTTTTGCATTTTGAATGTTATGGTTTCTTGTTGTAGTCCGTGGCGGATGCAGTAGTGGCGGTAGGAGTTGGCCAGTCGGATGACCAGCGTGCGCTCGTCGCATCGGCACTGCCACCAGAGGTAGGAAAGGATCTCGTCGGCCGACATCTCACAGCCCCACCATTGGGATCGATGGGCCGTGAGGAAGTCGAGCAGCTCGGAGCGTGGGCGGGTGATGGCCGGGCGGTCGCTCCATCGGACGATGTAGGTCTCAACATACGCCCTCAGAGTTATGTCCACCGTTTTCATAGTGTTTATGGCCTACGATGATACAGAGGGCGAGGGAACCGAGGCCAAGCCAGAATGTGGCGTTCCAGCTGAGGGCCACGAGCGAGGCGATGAGCCAGGCGAGGAGAATGAAGGCTGTGCGTGTCATAGCAGGTCGTCCATTTTTTCGCGTTCTTCCCACGCTTTGTCGAGTTCTCCGGTCGGGTCGAGCCACATGGCCACCTCCAAGTTGAAGAAGGCCAGGAAAAGCAGCGCTCTGCAGAGCCATTCTCTAATTTTTTTCATAGATCTAAATTTTTTAAGGGTTGATATTTGGGTTTGTTTAGTTTCACCTTAATCCCGACAGGCCTCGGCCTCTCCCCGCAATGTTGCAAAATAACCTGAAATGGACGATTGCGTTGTTAATAATAGGGGTTAACTTGGGAGGGCCTTGCCCGTCTCCGTCTTACTTCATAGGCCGTGGGGTTTTGGTTGATATATTGGGTTAATTTCTCTGTGATCCGAAGCAGATGGTGAGGAAGGCCTCCGAGAACCGGGTGGCAGCATATCGGGCCGTGTCTGCGTCGCGGAAGGCGAGAGCGATGGGAAATTGTCCCGAAATCAGTCCCTGTCCCTCTACGAGGGGCGAACGGTCGGGATAGACGCGGACGATGGCGTGATGATAGATTTGCCCACACTGGCACTCGATGGGCCAGTTGGCCTTGTCGTGAGGTGCGAGGTGGCCGTACTCGGTGTCGCTCAATACGTCGAACCATACGAACCAGCGGATCTCTATGGCGGCGAAGCTCGGCTTCCATCCATCGTTCAGCGCCTCGACGATGTAGCGGAGGGCGATGAAGGCGCGGACGTCTTCGGGCAGGCCTTGCGTCTGGGCCTTGTACTGGTCGATGGTCACGCCACAGATGCGGAGGGCATCGTCGAGGGTGCGGATATCTTCCTTTTTCATGGCTCGTCGAAATTGATCTTCATCTGCGATGGCGGGTCGATGACCTCCTCACGTGCTCCGAACTTCTCCTCCTCTCCCATCTCGTTGATGTACTCCTCGGGTGTGATGATTCGGCCATCTGAGGTGAGGATGTCGTTCCAGTCGTCATCGACTTCGGTGGGCACGTTGTCACAGCATTCCACCTCTGGCTCGTCGAACTCGTGGTCGTAGAACATGTAGTCGTCGATGTGCTTGTTGGCAAGCTCCATGGCCTGCTCAGGGCTGTCGGCCTCGACGTGGATGAAGGCCGCACGTTTTACCGTGACTTCGTAGATGTTGTTAGTTCTCATATATTGGGGGAATTAAAGTCTTGTAAAAACCCCTTTCTGTCTCCCGACTGTAAGGGGAAAAATTCTTCTGATGGAAAACTAAATCTCTTATATGGATTACAGCATTGAAATGGATTTGACAAAGAAAAGCCGTGGAGGTCGCCAAGTTTTGCGAGAGTCGCGGACAGGTGTGGCCTGCCTATCCGGCCGTCTATCGTTCATTTTTTCGTGTGCCGAAAGGTTCAGTCCTGAGCTGCCTGGGGAGCACACCCCTCCACGGCGTGGGTTATGTTGACAACTCGATCAGCTGGCCACCGAACTGGGTGAGGGCGACGTGGCGAATCCTCTTGGCAAGGTCGGAGTCGCGGTTGTAGTTCAGAGCATTTGCAACCATGCCCTGGGTGCATCCGAAGACCTCGGCCAACTTGGCCTGCTGTCCGTGTGGAATGATTATTTTCTCTTTTTTGTTCATTTTGTTTGGTCGTTTGAGGAAAAATCCTTATATTTGGGGCGTGAATAATTATTTCACGGGTGCAAATATAGGGATTTCCTGTGTATTCTCCAAATATTTTCCCGAGAAAATTCACTTTTCTGCTCAAAAACATATAAAATCCCCGATTTTAACCCACTTTTTAACGATTATGAACACTATTAAAGACAGAATCCTCATGATTATTGAGGCCAACGGTATGACACAATACCGGTTTGAGACGCTTTGTGGATTGTCGAGCGGGTACATCAAGAGCATCGGCGAAGATGTTGGCTCCACAAAACTCGCGAAAATCCTGAGTAAATTCCCGAATATCTCCCCAGACTGGTTAATCCTGGGAGAGGGCGAAATGCTGCGAAAAGATGACAACTGCAATTATCAGACAGCCCAGGGCGTGGACATCTCGCAGACGATGATCAACGGGCGCCCGGACATCGTGACGCTCGTAGAACAGCTGCGCATGAAGGATGAGCAGATACGCCACCTGCAGAGCCAGGCAGCATCCCTCACCGAGATGCTCCACCACGTCATGTGCGCCCCAAAATAGTGGAAACTCTTTGCCAAAAAGCTCGCCAAAAACTTGCCAAAATCCCATCATCAACCAATCCCCCACCCCATCCCTATGACCTCCAAACCCACATCAAAGAAAGGGGCCTCGACTTGCGAGACCCCCTCCAGCTCCACCACCGTGGCAGATAACGCCACGAGTATTAGTGAATTACAAAAAGGGCGAGTTGAAAATCTCGCCAAGATTTCGCCAACATCTTTCCCGGGTTTTTCTGAGACTCGGGAAAGAAAAAAAATGACCCTAACCTACCAACCCTCGCACGTACCAGCGATTTTGAGATGCAACAGCTCGTGGTACATCGAGTATTATTACACTAACAGTAAAGGCAGCCTCGTGAGGGTTCGCCATAACTTGAACCGCATCCTGAAAAGATTCAGGAAGGTGGCAGACCGTCGTGCCTACGCACAGCAGGAAGTGGCGCGGATCAATGCGAAGCTCGCACAGGGATGGACTCCCGAAGCGGAGGAGCAGATGAAGGCGAACAGCCTGGCAGGCACGCCATGGGCCGACGTGAAGGCACACTACCTGGAACACCTTCAGAGGGAGGAGAAACCGTACAAGATGTCGCACTCTACGGCCTTGACTTATCGTTCAACCTTCGGGATCTTCTGCTCATTTGTTGAGACGATCCCCACATTATTATATATATATATGATAGACGACGCGATGGTGAGGAGGTTCCCTTGGCAACTACAGAAACGAGTTGCTCGAGGGTGATGGCTTTGTTCATAGTGGTAAAAAAATAATTATTGGTTAGACTTTAGTGCGTCGTCGACGCACCGGTTGAGTTCACTGTCGGATGCGACATCGGCAATCGCTACCCATTCGCGGTCGCGACGGACATAGCTGCGTCCGTCATGGGGGGCCTCGGGGACGAGGCCGAGGAGTTTGAAAATCCACTTTCTCATAATGATAACTTTTAGGGTTTACAATCGGTAGGAGAATCCGGCGTTGAGCCTGAGCGTGCCACGGTGCAGGCCGATGTGGGCCTGATAGGAACGCCAAAACATCGAGGGGCCTGCGAAGAAGGATACACTCTTGCTGACAGGTCTCGACCACATCAGGCCCAACGTGTAGGTGTGGAAGTTGTGATCGTCGCAATTTGCCTTGCGCCAATGGTGTCCCCATCCGAAGCCGGCTTCGAGGCTCAGGCCCGAACCAAAGCCTATGGTCAATTTGGGCATCACGTTGCTTTCGGCCACGCTCACCTCCCCGGCAATGGCGACAGCATATCTTGGAGCAATCTGTTTCGTCACCTCCACAGCTGCAAACGTCCGTCTCAACGGCAGGACACCGCCCACCTGCACACGGCAGGAAAACTCCTGGGCGAAGCATTGGGCCGCGCCCAGGAATGAGAGAATGATCAAGACAGTAAAACGATAATTCATAGATTGTATTAGTTGAATCCTCCAAATGGGACATCACTGAAGAACCACATGCGGATGATCAGCAGCCATACCTCGATGAAAGCACCTGCCAATGCAGCCCAAATGTCCTTCAGGTCAAACTCATCGTCAAGATACTTTTCCTTCAGGAACGACAGCACGCCAACGAGGATGACACCGATGAATGGCCAGAACCATCCTGAAGGATCTGCGGCAAACACCTCGAACTGCGCCACGATAAGTGCGCCCACCAGGAAGTGAAGCACCTTGTCACTTGTAAAATAATTCACGATCTTGTCAATAAACTTTGCCATATCTTTTTTAATATTTGTTATTACTGCATTTCGTTTGCATTTTCGTTTGCATTTTGTTTGCAAAAATAGAGTTACTTTGCAAACAAAATGCAAGCAGAAAGACTTACTGCATTTGGGCTCTAAATGGGTAAGCCCAACATCAACTTTCCTTTTTCATCCCATTTGGGAATGGGGAGTTGGGATAAGTTATTGACATTATGTCTGGGCTAATATGCATCGCTGTCTCTGTCAGCACTCCCTCACATTTTGCATTGTTCTCTACTGTTGAAAAGTCATATCCGCTTGTAGAAACAATAGATGCACCATTGACAAGAGCATTGCCTTCACATACCGAATATGTGTCAGCCGCAGCACCAATTACAATGTTGTTATCAACTACATTGCCGCCACAATATTTGTTTGCGTTTTCATCCCATCCTTCGGGAAGGGTTCTGCCAGTTGCATATCTCATTGTTATTGCTGCGCTTGCAATTCCAAAGATGTAATTGTTGAAGCAATAGCAATTAGAACATCCATCGTCAAAATATATGCCGAAGTTAGAGTCTTTGCCGTAGATGGAATGTATCACATTATATCTAACCACAGAACGCTGAACTATTGTGTTATGATAGATAGCACCGCCATCTTCTACAACGGCAATCTTGGCTACATTTTGCACATATTTAGGAGTGTAATAAATTCTGCAATGCTCAACACATCCATAGGACTTGGAATATTGGCTTGATGAACTTACTAAATAGCCTATCCAAATTGCACAATACCCGAAATCAGTGAATGTGCAATCATTGATATGGTATTTTTGCTTCATATTAACGGCTGCTATATTGCTACAGAATCGACTCACATTTGAGAAAGAACACCTCTTGATGGTACAATACGATGTTATCTCGCTGTTTGAATAATCAGATTGTTGTGATATTACATAGCCGTGGGAGTCATCAAATGAAGAATCCTCAATGCACCAGTTGCCGATGCCTTGCACCAAAGAATCGCACAAAGACCAACTGCACTTGATGATATGTATGTTGTTGGTCGCCGTAGGAGCAAACAATGGTTTTGCACCTTGGAACTCTATATTGTGGCTTGTAGCCGATATTGACGGAGTATAGCAGATACAATCATCAAGATAAATGTCAATGCCTTCGAATGATGTGTCTTTTCTTGTGTATAGTGACGTTGTGCCAACAGGAGCCGTCAATGTGTTGTTGGACTTGTGATATACGCACTTGCTGTCGTTCGGATAGCAGTTGATTATCTGAATCGACGGGAATCTCCTGAAAGTTGTATATTCGCTATTAAGACCATAATATACGCCCGTTGTATCAACTTTGATATACGTTTTACCTCCATAGGTGTAATATCCTTTAACCTTCGAGATAAAGCGATGAAAGCAGACAGTATATGAGATATACGCATTCGTCAAATCAAGTGTTGTAACATCAAAATCTAATGGCAATGGATAGTACGCATCCCCTTGATGCGGGTTGCTGATTGAATCGCTAATAGGCTCAAGGGAAACATTGTCGTTTGCCAACTTGCAGACTCTGCCCGAACAATACAAGAAAGGTGTCTTGGACAAATGCAATACATTGTAGTTCTGGTCAACGAATGTTTCCATACTTCTAATGTCATAGCCGTACTCAAAGACATTTCTTGAATTTTCAATCCCCGTAGAATCCAACTTAATGTCGTAGAAGCATAGTCTTTTCCCACAACCTTTGATAAACAAACGTGGAGCAGATTCATCGACTTCAAGAAACGTGTCATCTTGCAAAACATTTAGTGAGCCAGCATCATAGACTACACCATTTGTGCTGATTGCCGTAAATGCAGGCATTCCTATACTCGGAAGAGAATAATCCTGTATCGCTATGTTGGGCGCAGAAATTGGCAATAGAACTGAACTATTAGTAATCTCATTCATCACCAATGGTTTTGTCAGAGGATAAGGGTCGTATGCCTCATTAGTAAAATCAGATACGGAACTCAATCTAATCAAAACATCCGATTGCCATCCATCATCAGTAGTAGATATGCCAGATGGATAGTTCTCTTGCATATACGCATAGGTTTCATCATAATGTTCACCCAAGAAACCAACAAGTTCGTTGAGCACGTCTACAAAAGAATCATCCCACACGAAAAAGACACCTTTCTCGTTATATACTGTATTTTTCTTCAATCCTGGGTCAAAATATGAAGAATAAGTACCATCCTTATATAAAACACTGAATTGAACAAAAGCTATTGAGCATTTCACTGGTTCTACGTTGGTAACAAATTTCGTTCTTACAAGATGTGGAACGAATTTTACAACATTAGAATCAGCAATATAGACCTCTTTGAAGGTTCTATTTGGTTGTTTTACGAATGATGCTGTTTGGAAAGCAAAGGAATTAAGTCCCAATTCGCTACCAAAGTATTGTTTAACAGATTTTGAAACTCCATCTATAAGAGAAGGCAATTTCTTGTCTGTCTCTACGATTAAACCTTTAATAGAGACTTTTCTTGTTATAGAAACTCCTCCGTTTGAAACATTTGAATTGACAATAATAGTCGTTCCTCCACTTGGAATTGTAATTTCTAAATTTGTTGCTGGAGTGCTTGCGGCTGCAACTGCCAATACAATATTGTTATTATCAAGAACAGCGTAAGCCCTTGCATATTGTGAATTACCCTTGGTTGTCAATATAAACTTATCACCTTGAACACACTGGATGATAGCATAGCCATAAGCCGCTGCGCCTGTTTGTTGAACTGGGCACGTAGAACCAACTGAATAGTTTGTGTTAATGAATCTGCCATTTTGACTAAACTGATAAGTAATTGTTTCTTCCGTGCGTGTATTCAATTCACTTTCCAAATCTTGAATCTTGCTGCCGTTTAGGAGTTTATATACCTTAATGCCAGGCGATGTAAACAAATAATATGCACATATAACAAGATACCCGTTTGTTTGCACAACATATTTGTCATCAATAACATTGACTGCACTCCACTCTTCGATATTAGACACTAATGAACCTGCTTCTGGCACATTCGGTGTCACACCAATATTAAAGCGTTTATAACTATTTGCTGGAGCAGTAATTCTATACACATCTCCTGCTGAAACAGCTAAATAATGCAGCTTATACCCAGACCAATTCGAAGCGTTTAATGCAATAGTTGTTTGATTGCTGCTGAACGACAAGTTGTCAGAAGTCTTCGTGTAAGACTTGTTCTCAAACTTGAAAACTTCTTGCTCAAGAGATTTTATATCAGAATTAACATCTCTTACGTCCTTGTCGGTTTTTTCTGATAAATCGGAAACTGTGTATTGTATTGCTGTTTTGACTTCATTCGTTGTATTCGTGTTAGATTCAGACACAATAAGATACGATGCTCCAGTAGGAACTTCGACAAAACCATCGACAGCAACTGTCACAGGTTCACCAATCAAATAAGCATTTGTACCAGAAACTGGGACGCTCGCGGAAGATTGGAATTGATAAACGCCTTCATTATCTGCCGAAAGTTTAAGATACACATAACTGCCCGCACTGACTGCATATTTCTTTATCCTTGAATTAGAATCGGAAATACATAGTCCATCGCCAGTCAATTTATAGTCATTGGAGATTGCCATTGCTGGAATGTCGTCTCCTTTAATTTTTGTTGCCTGTGCTATTTTGGGGCCTAAAGCGGCAAGGTCGGCCTCGAGGAGGCCCTGCTTGGCGGCGAGGGTCTGGATGGATCCTTCGGTGGACTGTGGGTCGATGGCGTCGATGGCGGCCTTGATGGTGTTGAACTTCTGGAGGGCAGCAGCGGCATCGTCGGCAGCGGACTGAGCGGAAGAGGCAGCAGCCTGGGCAGCAGCTGTGGCGTCGCGGACGAGTTCGGCCTTCTGCTCGGCAGTGAGGTCGGCATAGGTGAAGGCGTCGCCCTTATCTCCCTTGAAGACGAACTTGAACCAGTAGGCGGTGTTGTTGACGGGGATGCCGGTGCATGGCTGCAGGCAGACATAGCCGGAGCCTCCTGACTCGACGAAGTTCAGGAACTTGTAGGAGGCATTCTTGTCGAAGGCTCCACGCGGGAACAGGGTCCCGGGGATTCGTAGTACTTCTATTGTCGTTTGGATTGCCATTTTAGTTGGTGGGTTTTAAGTAATAGATTTCGCCTGTGGTGGTATCGTAGTGAGGGACGAGGTAGGCGGGCTGGCCTGTGTCCGTCTCTCCGTTGAACCAGTTGCCGTTGTCGCCTACGTGAGGCGTGATGCCTTCGGCCTGGACTCCGAGGTTGCGGCCGTCGATGTACCAGTAGCCAGCCTGGATGTAGGGGGAACCTGCGAGGATGGCGAGCTCGGAATCCTCGAGGTCGATGGTCGGGGTGAGTTCGAGATTGTCGGCATCGAGGGGCGTGGCCTGGTGGGTGTGCTTCACAAGCTCGAAGGCTGCCTTGTCGAGGCGTGCCTGGCCAAGGAGGCCGCGACGCTCGTAGAGTTCGAGCATGTAGATGCCGGTGTGCTTCTGCAGATATCCCTGGTAAATGAAGGTGATGACGTTGCCGTTGACGGTGAAGTCCATCGTGTGGGGGAACTCCTTCGGGTCGATGAGGATGAGCGAGAGGTCGAGGCCTTCGAGGGAGGCCTGCCCGTTGGCCTTGACTCGCCATCGGACTGCGAGGGTGTTGCCCTTGGGGATGCGGCGGGGAGTTAGTTTTGGCATGATGTTTGGTTTTTACGTTTTTTCGTAAACAATCTCGCCCGTCGTTTGGTCGAAGCGGACGCTGTTGAAGGGAAGGGCTGCGGCGATGAGTGCATCGACCTGGGCCTTGGTGTAGGTGTCGCCGCTGTCGGGGGCTCCCTGCTGGGTGCCCATGACTCGGACGACCTTGACGGTGCCGTCGCGTTGGCGTACCTGATAGGTGTTGCCACGGGAGGTCGCGGACTCCTGGACCGTGGTGACTTCGGCCACATCGGCGGCTGGGGCTATCGGGATATCGCCTACGACGAGTGTGTCGTCTTCTATGGTGGGGGATATTTGGCGGGACATGGGGCAATACTAAAGAGCTGCATCGAAGGTCTTGAAGGCATTGAGGAGCGTGTTGTACTCGGTCTGTGTGATGGCATCCATGAGCCCGCTGATCTTCAGATATCCACCGAGGCATACCTTGCCGGATGCCTGGTTGACATAGGGGACGATGGTGGCGAAGGTCAGAGAGACGTCAGTGGTGCGGTCGAACCACTGGCCGAAGCCTGCGAGATGGAGGGACGTAGGCGTAGAGTCAACCACACCTGCGATGAGCGTATAGTCGCCTGTCGAGGAGTCGGTCACACCTTGGCGGAGGTTGTGGGAACTGTCCCTCAGCCAGAAGTTGATGTCGGGCTGGTATTGGCCGTAGAGCATGCACGAGCGGGATCTGCGAGATGACAGACCGAGGCCGAAGGTCTCCTTCGTGGCATCGGTGGCAGAATGCACGATGGCCTTGCTGATATAGGCGAAGGTCGTGATATCGGCCAGAGACTGCTCGCTGACGGGGATGGTGTCACCGGTATATGATGGCTGGTCGCCGACTTCGGTCAGGCCGTTGGATGACAGAGAGAACTGAGCGGTGGGAGTCCAGTCGGTCTCTCCTGTCAGGATGTTGACGTGGGAGAGGGCGAGAGACGGGGAGATGACGGGGATGTAGAGTTTCTTCAGCCGAGTCCACAGGCCTGCATTATACAGCGTGTGGTAGAGATTGACCAGGGCGAGCTTCTGCGCCTTCGTAAGCGTAGAGAAAGCCGATACGGCGGGAGCGATAGCTGTCGGGATCAGAAGACGTTCACCGATAGAGACGTTGGCAAAATTACCGTTTTTGACGAGGATGTTCATTTGTTTGAAGGGGTTAGTTTTTATACCAGGGTTTCCATTCAGAATAGACGCTCTTGCTGTGATACAGGCTTGCCCAGTCGATGGTTCCCACGTTCCAGAACCCGAGGGCTGCACCCGTCTCGATCATCTTGCGGAAGATCATATACGCACCGTACCAGTTCTCGTGGACGTTGACAGCTCCACCGATAGGACCGTCGGAACCGGTCAGGAACACCTGCTGCCACGTATATCCGCTCACCTGAGAGGACGTGAGCACTCCGAAGCGGATGGCGTCGGCGATGCCACAGGTGGAGAGATAGCGCCACATATTGATGTAGCGGGGGCCGAACTTCTGCGTCATCAGGTCGTCGATGGCATCTATCTCCTCCTCGGTGTAATCGACATAGCAGTAGTGCGAGGTGACGTAGAGGAAGCGGCCGTCGCGGGCATATTCCAGGATGGGTGATGCCTGGTTGAGAATCTTCTCGGCGATGGTTGCGCCCTTCACGTTCCGGTCCACGTTGTTCAGGTAGAAGATCATCGCGTGCTTCCTTGCCAGCTGCTTGAAGAGTCCGCTCATGATGCAGCTCCCCTTCTCGACTGTCACAGCGCTGCCAGCAGCCGAACGGGTGAAATAAGGCTGGGCCGTGCCTATGCCGTCGTTATACACGGGAGGATAGGACGAAGAGAGATTGCCCAGGTAGCTCGTGATGTCGATATAGTCGGAGAGGTAGAATCCGGGGGCGTCGATGACTTCGCCCTGGGAGTTGAGGGCCTTGTTGGCTATGGTGATGGAAGGCTTCAGCGTCACGCCCACACCGTCGATGTCGAGATGCACGGAACTGTTGGCCACGTCAGTGGTGTTCCTTGCATTGATGGCCACGCGGACGTACTTGTAGCCATCGACCACGAGACCGGGGTTCCAGGTGTAGCCGTTGCCGTAGTTGGCCGTGGTGCCATCGTAGGCGATGATCTTGGCCTTGCTGGCATTGTACCAGCACATCGTAGCGAAGCCATCGGCAGGTCCTGAGAGCGTGCCAGCGACACCGTTCAGCGTGACGGGGTTCATTCCCTTCTTGCCGTAGTTGTCGTCATCGTTGAAGCTGGAGAAGGCGTTCATGGGGAGGGGGCCACCGTCGGCGCTCTGGAGACCAGGTGCTACGCTCAGAGCCACCACGCTGCCTGCAGCTGCAGGAATCGTGACCGACTGGGTGAGCTTGATGGCTGTGGCTCCTATGTGCATCCCGAGGCTTGGTGCCTGCTGGCCTCCGAAGACCTGCATGATGCCCTTCACGCCGTTGAGATAGCTCCAGTTGATGAAGAACGGCCAGTTGATGTCGTTGCTGGTGGAGTCGCCCACGAGGAGGACGGACTTCTCCCCTATCCCGTCGGCAAAGTTCTCGTCGATGGAGAAGAGCACATTGCCTTCATCGTCGCAGACGTTGTACTTCCTGGCATTGAGGCCGACAGAGTTGATGGAGAGCACGACATCGCCATTCTTGTCGTAGATGGTCAGCTCGTCATCATTTTCGGCATCAATCTCCTCAAGACCGGGCGGGATGTTGATGTTCGCGCGGTTGAGCAGGCTGAGCCCGTTGATGGTGGAGAGGTTCCTGCCACTGACGAGGGCGTCCTGCTTGGAAAGGAGACTGGTCAACAGGGAGAGGTTCAGCGTGCCAACTACATCGCCATCGGCGTTGCAGATGTTATAGACGCGGGCGTTGACACCGTTCTGGTCCACCTTGAGACCTACATTGCCAAGGGGGTCGGTTATCGTGACTTCGCCCGAGTCATCCTCCTGTATGGGGAGATTATCGACAGCAGCGGAAAGTGTGTCGAGATTGTCGCTGACGGCCTTGGTCAGCCTTCTGGCCAAATCGAGGGCACGGGCCACCATCCCTGCGGTGATGGACCCTTCCTCTTCGGCTGTCTCGATCTGCAGGATCAGCGTTCTGAGTTGATCTTCTATACTTGCCATTTTTATTCAAATTGTGCGGCATACTGAGCCGCGAACAGTCTCGGGCGTACAAAGTTGCCGTCGGTGAAACAGAAGCCGGTGAGGGATTCGCCCTCGACCATGCGGAGGGTGATGTCGTAGGACTGGGGCTCGGTGGGAAGGAGGGGAACATTGAGCTCCTCACAGGATGGGATGACACGCCACTCCTCGTCATCGACCACGAGACGGACATCATCTGAGGCGAGCATGTCGCGGAGCATGAGGATCTCGGGGATTCGCTTGATGCCGGAGGGGACGGTGATGGACTCGACCACAGACTGACGTTCGCGGATGTTGACGTAGGAGTCGGTGAGCGGGTCGTACTGGAGTGAGACGGTGGACTCCTCGGTGTCGGCTTCGGCATCGGCGGTCATCACTGCACGGCCTGCCAGCTCGATGCACTCGTAGAACCCGAGGGATGAACGGAAGCGGATGAGATATCGCTCGGGTGACGGGACGGCCTGCTCGATGGCGATGCAGGAGGCGAGGGTGAGCGACGGGCCTGAGACTTCGGTGTAGATGCGGAAGCAGTTGCAGATGGTGCCGTACTGGGTGAGGAAGTAGTTGCGGATGGCCTTGATGTCGAGGCCGTAGAGGTTGCCAGGAGTGCCGGATAGGGTGAGCGTCTGGGAGAGGTCGTCGAAGGCGTGGATGTCGATGTTGCCCGTTCCTCCGGATGGCATGAAGAACATCAGAGGCGTGTCGAGCTCGGTCTCCTTGATGGAGATGCGCCATCCGTTGGCGCGGATGGTGAAGAAGAAATTACCGTTTACGACGTCCTTTTTGGCGAAAAACGTGGTGTATTCCTCCTCCATGGAGCGGAAGAGGCGCTTGGGGATGCCTCCACGGACGGCCGTGAACTGCTTGGACCAGGTGGTCCCGTCGGAGTCGGTGACTGTGACCAGAACGGGCAGGATGTGGTCGGTGGTGCGATAAGGAGTGAGCAGGTAGGGATAGCCGGAAGCGGACGAGACCCACGTGTTGACATCGGTGAACTTGCCGCGAAGGACCTCTGAGATGTTGGCCGTGAACGACCCGGACGATATCCCACGGAAAGCCACGGAACCGTTGCACACCACCTGATAGGTGGCATGGTCGGCCGCTAAGACCTCAAGCTGGATGGGATTGTCGGCAAATGCTTTCGCGCCGACAGATAGGCTGCATGTCATATCGTCAGGAATACGTGGGGATACAGAATGGGCCGTCGAACGTCAGTTCGCTGCTACGGCTGCGCAACCAGCGGAGACGGTCGGCAGATGGTGTGGTCATGAACTGGGCGAAGGTTCCGGTGTAGCTGGGGAACATTGCAGCCCATTCGGCCTCGATGGCGGGCGTGACCTCGGTCTGTGGGGCGGTGATGATGTTCTGTGCCATATTTTTACGATGCAAAGATATACATTATATTAATAATGTAAAAGTACAAATTCGGAGACAGGTCAGGAGTCAATCTCGGCGGTGAGGTAGATGTCGATGCGGTCGGCGGGGAAGGAACCGGCGAAGTCGAAGGTGTCGAGACCCGTGGACTCGTAGGCCGTGACGTTGGCGATGGTCTTGCCTCGAAGGACGAAGCGCTTGGTGTCGGTAGCCGTGGCGGGAGGCAGCAGCGTGGCCATGTACTGGTCGAGCGTCTGGCCGACATACTCGAGGCGGTAGGAGTTGAGGACGGTGGTAACTCCGGACAGCTGCTCCCATTCGGCACGGATGGCCTCGGCACGGGTTGCCTGGTCCCAGTTGGGCGTGATGACGGATGCCACCCATCGGTAGGTGTTGCCTTCGGCCTGCTGCAGGTTGGGGATGGACTGCTCGGCATCGAGGTCGTAAGGGCCGACGAGGCGAAGGGTGCGGAAGGTCATCGAGACGGGGAGACGTGACCCACTGGGGAGCGAATAGGACATCTTATCGACAAGCATCGGCTGACCTTGGAAGAGGGCGGGCTTCATTATGTCGAACTGCATGACGTCGGCAGGTGTGGATGCAACAGTCACCTCGACCTGGTTGTTGGCATGACGAAGGACTGCATCGTACTCACGCCAGTAGTGGGCGAAGAGACCCGTGTCGAACTGCCAGAGCAGCGTGTGCTCGGCGTACTGGTCGGCTGTCTGGATCTCGACTCGGGAACTGTCGCCATCCGTAGGCACACAGATGAGCAGCATCCTGGCACCTTCGGGCATCGTCACGACAGCGCTGACGTTGGTTCGGCCGTTGTTGCAGCTGGGGTCGGAGGCCGACGGGATGAAAGCTGCGCGAAGAGCAGCTTTGGTGGTGGAATCGGCAGCGGGTGTGATGACTTCATCGTACACGGCCCAGCACATCGAGGGGTTGACCGAATTGCTCATGAGGCCGGACATGCGGATGGTGTCGCCTTCCTCGACCTCGAAGATCAGAACCTGGTTTTCGTCATCACCGATCAGGACGTTGCCGCTGATGCCGGGTGCGGGGTCGCCATAGATGCGAGTCGAGGCGACTGTCCCTGTCGATTGATCCTTGATATCCTGGAACCCCTGCATCCTGATGCGTGCTCCCCATGGGGTGTGGACCAAGGTAGAGCCGAAGGTGTAGCAGTTGCGCGGGCGAATGTAGGCGAGGCAGAACGAGAGGGGTGTCTCGTTGATGGCCTCGTTCTCCTCAGAGACATCGACGTCGCTGGACTTGATCTCGGTGTAGCGGTGGACGTAGCCGGTGAGGAACAGCGGATTGAGGATGCCGTTGAGGGCGAAGTCCATGGGCAGCATCTCATCGGTGGCGCTGACCTCTTCGGTGGCCACTCCGTCGGATTCGCGGTTCCAGTCGAAGTTGGCGCTGCCTACATAGGCCTGCAGACCTGACACCTCGTCGTACTTCCAGATCTTGCCGGTGCATCGCTCGAACATGATCCAGGCAGGCTGTGCCATGTCGGACTTGACACGGGCGACGCTCTTGATCTGCCCGCTGCTGTAGCGGAGGAAGGACTCGAAGCGGTCGTTGGGAGGGGCAGCCCCTTCGAGGCTCTTGTTGGAAGAGAGACGGACCTGTCGCGGCTCCTCGTAGGAGATGAAGGGCTCACGGATGCGGGAGTTGGTGAGGTCGATGTCGGGCTGATCGACGGGCTTGGCGAGGTCGCGGAGGAAGAACAGACGAGCCTCGGCCGTGTTGGAGTCGGTGACATAGACGAGGCCGAACTTGGCACGAAGCGCCTGCATGAAGTCCTCGATGGTGCAGTTGGGCATCAGGTCGGAGTAGTGGAGGGTCCCGGTGCAGCAGCAGTCGGCGGCATTGTTCAGGATGACCAGGCGACGGAGGGTGTCGTCTTCGCGGAATGGGTTGCTCCTGAGCGTGTAGCCGTAGGCATCGAAGATGAGCTCGATGACCTTCCAGACGTAGAGGAACGGGGTGACACCGTAGCCTGCGGGGAGGCTGACCTGTACCTCCTCACCGTTGACGAGGATGGTGTTGGTTCGTGCCTGCCACACCAGAGACTGGGGGACCTGCGTCCAGTCGCCGGCATCGGTGTCGGGATCTGCGACGGTCATCTCGTTGAGGTACTCGTTGATCTTGGTGACTATCTCGATGCCGACGGATTCGGTGTCGGTCTTCTCGACGATGTTGGTGGTGATCTGGAAGACTGCGAAGTCGGGGTCGGCTTCGAGGCCGTTCATGATGTTCTCCATACGCTGACAGAGGTCGGCGACGGACGCTGCCTCGTAGGTGGGGAGGTTGAGCGACGAGAGGCGCATTGCACGCCACGCCTGGTAGGCCGTGGACGTGTCGAGGCCGACGTTGAACTCGTAGCCCTCGGAACGACCTGCAGATACCAGGTGTATCTTGCCTCGACGGAGATATACGCCATCGGAGATGGTGCAGGAGTCGTCATCGCTGAGCGGACGTGCAGCCATGTCCACACGGTGCGCCTGTCCGAAGATCTTGGCATTCTGCGGCGTGCAGGGGACGGTGACGGGGATGGACTGCGAGCCTCGGTCGTTGGTGGCTGGATTTGTCTCCTCGATGTCGATGCGGAACTGACTGGAGAGGTCGAGATATCCGCGTGAGGTCTCAATCTTGGTCATCGGCGGGTGAAGTAATTACGGGCATTGTCTAAGGTGCGCTGCTTGTCTTCCAAATCTGTGAGCACGACGTAGGCACGGATCCGCTCGATGGAGCGTGCAGCCTGTGCGAGGTCGCGGGTAGCCTGGGAGAGGGCAGCCAAAGAAGGCTGGGACGATGGCGTAGGCTGAGCCTGCGCCTGTGGGGAAGTGGGGCCTCCCTTGGCATAGCCGTGGAGGTGCTGCTGACGAAGGGCCTCGATGTTGCCGATAGCGTCGAGGACGAAGGCATCCTGCATGAGGAACTGAGGCACGACGTACTCGTTGCGGTGGACCACGCCTGCCACTTCGAGCGTGCCACCACTGCCTGTGGGACCACCCTGAGAGAAACCATTCTTCAGGGCGCGGGTAGCGGTTGCAGGACTCGAAGATGACGAGGACGAGGAACTGACCGATTCGGGGAGGGACTTGATGCGCTGGTACTCCTTCCAGGCTGTGGCCTGCTGCATGAGGCCAGTGACTCCGATCATGGCGGCGGCAATGTTGCCGGCAATGGGACCGAGTTGGGCGTAGGCCATCATGATGGCGACGGACGTGTCGGCAATGATCTGCGAGGTCTTGACCAGAAATTCGGCGAGGGCGTACTTCTTCTGAATCTTCAGCTTGGCGTTGGCTTTCTCGGTCTCGAGCTGTTCGGTCTCTCGGCCTTCGTTCTGAGCCTGCTGGATGAGGACGTCGTACTTGGCATCGGATTGGGCGATCTCGTAGTTGGAGAGTGACGACACGAGGTCGGTCATCAGCTGGGAGTAGTACTGGGCATACTGGGCAGCATACTGCACCTGCAGCTGCTTCTTCTTACGTTGGTACTGCTGCTCGGTGATGAGTTCCTGGTTCTTGAGGTGCTTGAGCTGACGGAGCTCGTTGTCGAACTGCTCCTGCCACGTGGTGCCCACCTGCTGCTGAAGCTGGAAGAGCTTCTGCAGATAGTCGTAGTTGAGCTGCTCGAGTTCGGCATTCTCCTGAGCCTTGAGGTTGGTGGTGTCGAGTTTGTTCTGCTCAGCGAGGGCGATGATGGCATCGTAGGCAGCCTTGACCTCCTGGATCTGTCGCTCGTACCGAGCCTGCAGACCTTCGAGGCCTGTCTTCTCGTCGGCCATGCGTGAGAGCTGCGCCGTGAGCTTGAGACGTTCGGCTGCAAGATGGCGGGACTCGGTGAGGATCTGAGCGGCGGCCTCCTTGACAGCCTTGACACGGGCTTCGTCGGTCTTCCACTCGGCGGCCTCGATGTTGTCGAGGTTCTCACGGGCGAGACGGACACGTTCCTGAGCCACGGCTGTCTCGACTGCCTGCATCTCGACCTGCTTGGCCACCTGAGAGGCAGAGGAGCGGCGGATGATATCGGCCTGACGGTCGGCAGCGTCTTCGGCCATCTTGAGGCGTTCGTCGTAGCCCTTCTTCAGTTCGTGGGTGAGTTCGCGGTCGGACTCCTTGGCGGCTCGTTCGGCTTCGCGGGCTTCGGCCTTGGCATCCTTCATCGCCTGAGTGGTTCCACCTGTGAGCAGGCGAAGACGTTCGGTCGCCTCCTGGATCTGCGCGTTGAAGCGTGCCAACTTGGTGGAGTCGGTCTCAGCGTCGCGGAGCTTCTTGAGTTCCTTGATGTGCTTCTTCAACTGCTCGATGTTCATCATCTCGATGTCGAGCTGCTCGTTGGCTGCACCTGCGGCGTTGGTGCCGGCGGTGCCGGCAGCGTTGGTCTCCTCGGTGAGGGCGTGGAGTTCGGATTCAAGCTGCTCGATGGCGGCGACTGTGCCTTCGACAGCCTCCTGTGCCTTCTTCAGATCTTGGCCTGCAGTATTGACCGGCATATAGGCGGGCGCTGCACCACCTGACGGGATGACGTGCCCGGGCTTGTAGGCATTGGCACGGCTGCGGGCCTCGTTGACTGCACGCTCCTGCTCGAGGCGCTTGGCGTAGAGTTCGTCGAGCTTCTGACGGATGACCTTGGCCTTGTTCTCACGTTCGAGTGCCGAGATCTTCTCGGTGATGGCCTTGGTGGAATCCTTGGTGAGTCGGCCTTCGCGGTCGAGTTCGATGTTGTAGAGACCGGTGGCCTCACGCAACTTGTCGATGGGTTCCTTGCCATCGTTGACAGCCTTGATGAGCCGACGTAGGAGGTCAATGTTGTCGTGGGATGCCTTGTTCTCACGTTCGAGGGCCGAGATCTTCTCGTTGATGGCCTTTGTGGAATCCTTGGTGAGCCGGCCTTCGCGGTCGAGCTCGATGTTGTAGAGACCGGAGGCCTCACGCAACTTGTCGATGGTTTCCTTGCCATCGTTGACAGCCTTGATGAGCCGACGGAGGGGGTCAATGTTGTCGTGGGATGCCTTGTTCTCACGTTCGAGGGCCGAGATCTTCTCGTTGATGGCCTTTGTGGAATCCTTGGTGAGCCGGCCTTCGCGGTCGAGCTCGATGTTGTAGAGACCGGAGGCCTCACGCAACTTGTCGATGGTTTCCTTGCCATCGTTGACAGCCTTGATGAGCCGACGGAGGGGGTCAATGTTGTCGTGGGATGCCTTGGCGAGACGTTCTTCCACATCGGCCTGTGCCTCGATGGTGGCCTTGACCTTCGTGGAGATCCCGAAGAGATTGCCCATCCACTTGACGATGCCGGTGAGCCCGTCGATGATGGACTTCATGATGCCACGGGACTCGTAGAAGTTGAGCATCAGACCCTCCCACGCGGACGAGAGGGACTTGAGCGAGCCGGAGACGTTGTTGGCCATCTCATCAGCCATCGCGTTGAAGGCATCCTCGGCACCGGTGACTGAGCGGTTGAGTTCGAGGATGGTCTTGCCACCTTTCAGGAAGGTGTTGAAGGCAGCGACGGAGCGCTTGTCGGTGAGTTCGAGCGTCTTCGCCAGGTCGATGCCTTCCTCGTTGAGCTTCTGCAATCCATCTACCAGCTCGTAGATATCGGTGACGGGCTTGCCAAGAGCCTGGGCGAGTTTGCCGTTGGCGTTGGCGAGATTGAGGAGGATGTTGCGGGTGGCGGTGGCTGCGCTGCTTGCCTCGAAGCCGGCATTTGACAGGGCACCGAGGAGGGAAACCGTTTCTTCCAGGGAAAAGCCGAAAGCGTTGGCTACGGGGCCGACGGTGGACATGGCCGACTGCAGGTAGGAGAACGAGAGGGCCGACTTGGTGCAACCGACAGCTGTGGCAGCGAGGGCTCGTTCTGCCTGGTTGGCATCCAGCTCGAAGATGCGGAGGGTGGAGCCTGCGAAAGCTGCAGCACTGGCCAGATCAGTGCCGACGGCCGTGGCGAACTTCAGGACGGATGGCGTCATCTCCTTGATGGACTGCTTGCCGAAGCCCAGCTTGGCGAGTTCGGTCTGCAGGGAGGTGACTTGTGAGGCGGTGTAGGCCGTGGTGGCTCCGAGTCGGCGAGCTTCGGCCGTGAGGTCTGCGATGCCGTCCTTGGTGGTGCCGAGGATGGCTGCGAGGACGGAGTTGGCCTTCTCGAACTCGATGATCTTGTCGATGGCCTGCTTGAAGGCTCCGACGAGAGCAGCGCCTGCAGCTACGGCGAGACCTCCGAAGAATCCCATCACGGCTGTCCTGAGACCTCCTATCTTCTGGAGTGCTCCGGCAAACAGACCAGTCGAACCGGATGCACCGTGCATGGCCTGCTCGGTGCGCTTGATTTCAGCGGTGAGCGCCTTCCATCGTTCGGGTTCGGTGGCACGCGATGTGTCCTTGAGTTCCTTCTTGAGTGTCTTGAGCCGTTTCTCAAGTTGGCCCGCCGTCATCTCGTTGAGGTTCATCCTCTGGGTGAGGGCCTCCATCTTCTGACGGTTGGTCTCGAGCTCCTTTCGGTTCTCCTTCAGGGCGGTGTCCAGGCGTTTCCATTCCTCAGACCCCTTTCGGCCTTGGGCTGCGAGGTCGGTCATGGACTTGCGGAGGGCGTCCTGCTGCTTCTTCAGTTCCTTGGAGGAGTCCTGCAGGTTGCGCATCTCCTTCTGAGCGTCGGAGCCGTTGATCTTGAGTGACCAGGTAATGACGTCGGGGGTCAGTTTTTTTGCCATTTGGTTTTATTTTTAATATCGGGAGGCGGTAGAATAGACGGAGAGGTAGGCATCGTTGGCAGCCTTCTGAGCGTCGTCAGCGTTGAAGGCACGGCCAAGCTGGAGGCGCATCTGGAAGATGATGTAGGAGCGATATTTCTGACTGAGGTCGGAGAATACATCGCGGTAGAGCATACCCCACACCTGCTTGTTGTAGATTTCCCAGTTGCCGTATCGCTTCATATCGACGAAGCGCATGACGAGCGGGATCTGCGAGATGACCTCGGCCGTGGAACCTTGCACCTGCAGCTGGGACAGACGCTGACGGAGGTGGCCGATTATCTGTTCGCCTGCTGCTGCGTAGTTGCGGCGTGCATTCGCGCGACGTTCGGCTCTTCGCTGGGAGGCAATCTCGAGCTGTCGGTCGTAGATCTTGCGGATGCCGTAGTCGAGAACCTGTTGGAGGAAGCCTTGCACCTGCAGTTCGTTCTGGTCCATAGTCGGGTGTTACAGTGTTACGTGGTTACATATCGGGAGGGCAATCGACCGTCTCGAACGAGAACCCGAGGGACCATCCGGCGAGGTTGCCATATACTCCCGTCTCGGGCATCGTAGAGAAGCTGCGAAGGTCGAGACGGTTGAGGAGGTGACATCCGGCAGCCTTGTCGTTGATCATCGTGTACTTGATGGCTTCGATGAGCGGCTGGGTATCTACGCACACCCTGACTGCATCCTTCCGCTGGGGGTCGAACTTGTCGAGGAGCACGAGGACCACCGTGGTGCGTTCGGTCACGTCATCGACATCATCAGAGGTGGAGACAGCCGAAGGGAGGAGCATGCCGAGGACGGGGAGGTCGTCTTTGGTCAGCGACTGGTACTTCTTGCCGGCATCGGCATCGACCGTATCAACGACGAAGCCGTGGATGCCTTTGATTCGGCCATCTTCGAGGTGGTGTCTTGACTTGCTGGCGGCCAGATCCTGGAAGTAGTTGATGAGATCCTTGAGGTTTACCATTGATCATTTTGGTTTTTCGCGCCATTCGGAGTGGTTTTCGCATTTCGGGTGCTCACTATGGGAGCAGTAGGAACGGCCGAAAGCGAAGGCCCAAAAGGCACAGTTTTCGCATCGTTTATTTCTTGGCATAGTATTCGTAGGCTTTCTTGAGCTTCTCATCGTATCGGTTGATTTTATAGCCTGAGCCATTGTAGAGGCGGGCAAAAGCCTGCCAATCCTTTTGGACGAGTGCAGCCTTCATTCTGGCGTTGTTGCGTATAAATACGGCCGTTAGGATGAGCTGCTCTTCCTCAGAGGTGGACATCTTCGAGACGAAGGAACGGACTGAGGATTCGCCGCACGCCTGGTGATTGAAGCCCATGACCTGGAACATTCCCCAAGATGCGCTGCAGAGCGCTGCTTCCTCGTGGATGGCCTTGGCACGTTCGAGCCGTTCCCATTCGCCTGCGCCTCCCTTATACCAGGCTTTTGTCCATTTGGGGTAGAGGATATCCTCATTGGCCGGGAGGTATTTGTTGGGGTCGATGCCTCGTTTCTTGAGTTGTTGCCAAAAGATGTGGCCCTCGAAGAGGATGGTGGGCTTGCCACACACGAGGAACCCGCCACGGCCGCCTGTCTCGACCTTCTGCACGGCCTGAAGGGCAGCGGTCTCACACCCGAGGATGCGGGCTGTACGGATGAAGTCTTCTTTTTTAAGCATGGGGTTTGGGCTTTTTGGAGTGAAGATACTCGAACTTGACCTTGTAGATGTAGATCAGCACGTCCCAGAAGTCGGACTCGTTGACCTGATTGAGAGGACCGAAGGGTCCATCCTTGGCCACTTCCATGGCGACACCTATCCATCCGGTGTGGTCGTCGAGGTGGGCGATGGCATTGTCGGCAGCCTCGAAGATGATCGAGAAGTCGATGTCGCTGCCTCCGATATTGATGGGCTGCGTCATGATGGCGTGCCACACCGAGGCGAAGTAGTTGATGCAGTGGGTGACGAGCATCATCGGAGGGTCGGCCAGGTTCTTGCCTTCGCGGTGGTAGAGTGCCCTGGTAACTTCGATGAACAATCGTTCGCGCTCATCTTCGTCGATGCCATCCTTGACGGCCTGGCAAAATGCCGTGTAGGCCGTGAGCCAAGCTCCGAAGGTCAGACCGTTGAACATATCGCCCGGGCCTTTCCATCCGTGGAACTCGGGCATCAGGTTGCGGCAGGTCTCCAGCTTGAGCGTCGTGCCTTCGAGGATGCCAGATATCTTGTCCTTTTGTGCCATGACCTCCTCGATGATGGGGACCTTGTAAGCCATGACCGAGGTCACGCCCAGGAGGGCAGACATCACTTCATCCAGGAGTGTGTCTTCGTCGATGGCTGCGAGGCTGAGCTCACAGCTGGCACGGAGCAGACGTCGGTACTGTTCGGGCGTGCATTCGTCGGCGATGCTTGGAACTTGACGGGGTTCGCCCTTGAAGATGATCTCTACCATGGGATTTCAAAATGATATGCCGGTCTTCTGGACTGTGGCCTGTGGGACGTAGTAGTCGGGCTCGTCGATGCGCTTGGCTTCGGCATCAATCGTCTGGATGGCGTTGGTGAGGATGTTGAGGAACTCCTCGGCATCCTTGCTCAGGTTCTGGGCTACGCTGTTACGTGCCTGCTGTTCGGCCTTCATGCGGTCGCGTACCATGCCAACCTGCTGCACCTGTACGATGCCATCGGGCAGCACTTCGATGGGAAGACGCTCGACTGCACGCTTCATTGCGAGGAGGGCGAGGGGACGCTGCACCATGGGGAGGATATTGGCAGGGAGGTCGGACGTGCCATCGAGGAGGGCCGACATCCTCTGATATCCCAAGATGGGGACGAGGTAGGCATCCTGCACTTCGCGGATCATCGGGATGAGCGTGAGGAACAGACGATGCGAACCAATCACGAAGAACTCGTCGAAGGTGTCCTTGTCTCGGATGAGCAGCGTCTGCAGCTGCTGGTGTTTCTTCGAGGAAGTCCACCACGAGAAGGCCTTCTCTTCCATTTCGGCCACCAGCGCATCGACTGCCTGGTATGCCATGGAGCGGATGTTCTCTTCATCCTTGAACTCCTGGACGGCCGTCATTCCGTGCTCGTTTTCGCCCAGGTGTTTGCCTCGACCTGCTGTCGAATGCTGGGCATCGAGCGTCGGGATCACCCTGATCCAGGCGAACATTGCAATGGCCTGCTGTGCGAGTCGTAGGGCTTCGTCCCAGTCCTTGTCTGCATCGGCCCGCGTCTTCGTGTCATCACGATAGTAGGCATCGAGAGCTGTGACAGGTTCGGGGCCGATTATCGAGACGAGCTCCTTGGTGGCGAGCGGGAGGATAGGCTCCCACTTGGTAAATTCGAGGTCGCGGTCTATCAGGCCGAGGACGTTGACCAGTTCCTTATCACCGTCGCCGTCGCGGTTGAATAGTTTGGTAATCATTGCTCGTTGGTGTTACGTACCCGATTTTCGGGTGTTATGTTCTGTTCGCTGTCAATGGAAGGGCGGTAGAAGCCGACGCGGGTCTTGGTTCCCGGATGGTTGGCCATAATGTAGTACGTCAGAGGTCGGCAGATGATCATGTCGGGGATGGCTGTCTCGGTGGCGAGGTGTACCTTCATCGAGTAGAGCTTCTCACTGCCTGAGCTGAGCTTGTTCTCCATGATGAGATTTGCAAGAGCAGGGTCGAGACCGAAACCGGATGTCGCGGCAGCGTCGGCCTTGTTGGCGATTTGTATTTGCGACTCCACATAGTCCTTCAGCTTTTTATCGACTGGTGTGATGGTCCAGCCGGTGAAAGCATCGGCTTCTGCGTCGAACTCCTTGGTCGTGTGGAGATACTTGCCTGCGTTGTCGGCTCCTGAGATGTTCTCGGCGAACTTCTTCATCTGTGCGTCCTTGAAGTCTTCGAGCATTCGGGGCGAGTAGGTCTTGCCTTCGCGTGCGCATTTCTCCTTGATGCGTTCCTCGGCCTTGTCCCAGTACGACTGGGGACTTTCGATGTGGAGCGATATCGACGAGGCGTTGGTGTTGTAGTTCTGAAGGATATCGGCGAGGCCTCCTGCAAGTTCCAGCCATTTCCAGGCTCCCAAGAATTTCGGCATCGCGTAGAAGTCCTGGCCGAAGGTGTACTCGGAGCAGTAGAGCATCGAGATGGGATGACGGAATGGGTCGGACGGGTTGAACATCGGATAGACGGCCACGTAGTTCGGATCAACGAACGGGAAGTCGGCAACCATCACACCAGGGCAGACATCTGAGCCTTCGTGAGGATAGAGGAGCCTGCACTTCTTCAGAGGCACGTGCTCGAGCTTCATCAGACGACCGGGACCACCTACACGAGGGGCGCGGTTGCGGTAGATCTTGACGAAAAAGCCGCGCATGTGGTTGTAATCCTCGGCGCACGCCTTCAGGAACTGCTGCCAGTCGGGGGTGTTGGTCCAGCCCTGCAGGTCAACCATCACTTCCTGGTCTTCCTTCCATCGACGGACGAACCGGTTCGCCTGCAGGTCGATGTCGTCTTCATACAGGTGAGGGCCTTGCCCCCACTGGAGACCGGTGATCTTCGAGAGAATGCCTTCTGCAGCGTAGAATCGGTGCAGCAGGTGGCACACGGCCTCGGGCATATCATTGTGTGGACCCCATGGCACGATGTCGTGACCTGCCACCTTCATCTTGGGGATGCCTCGGGCTCCATTGCCCCACAGCAGCAGGCTGCTCGGCACGAACGACTTGCCCATCGTGAACTCCACGAGGCCGTTCACTCCAGGAACTCCGTCTATTATGCCGGTGTTGCCGGCTCTGTAGTACTTCATGATGATGGTAGTTTTTGAGTTAATCGAGGTTGCAGCTCTCTCCGTTGAACTCTACGATGAGAGGTTGCCAGCATGTCATCGACTGCTGACGGTCGAGGTCGGTGAAGAACAGCTTGTGGTCGGCATTGGCGACGCTCTCGTTGGCTGCTGCAGCCCTGCATCTTGCCCGTGGCACGTAGCAGAGGTCTCCACCTGTCCCCTTCTGTCGGTTCCACTTGCGGAACTTGATCGAGAAGGTTGCCTCCGTGTCCTTGGTAGCCCTTGCCTGGGCTACCGCGAGGAAAACATTGATTTTAGCCATTGGATCAATCCTATTTTGTATGCCAATATCACCAGGGCAGCGAGTAAGAGGAGTCGAACCAGGATCCCCACGTAGGGGCGAAGTCCCACGACGCGAGTCTCTCGCACATGAGCCACTGTCTCAACCTCTCGATCTGTTCCTCCGACATGGGTGGAAACGGTGGCCGTGTCTCTGATGACGTGCATGGAGACGTCGTTTTGCCAAGTTTTGCCGCTCGAAACGCCCGTTCGCTCTCGATGGATCCTGATGACCGTGGGCTTTCCGGCTTCGTTGTAATCGACATTGACTTGCACGTCTTCGACCTCTCTGAGGCTGTCGCGCTCTTCGTGGATCTGCTCGACTCTGAGCGTGTCGGTGTGCAATCGCCCTGCCTGCTTGGTCGTGTCAGCTGTGCCAGTATGAACCACTTCTCGACTATCGACCGTAGATACACGCTTAGTCCTGCAAGAGCTGCAACCAAGCAGCACAGCAAGAAGAACCCAGCCATAGATCCACGATTTCATATCATCCGGTGTATTTCCGAGAGCGACGTGCTCTCAGGTTCTTCCACTGCTGGCCTGTCTGCTGCAGACGAATGCCGTAGTACTTCGGTGGCAGTCCGCTCTCATGGGCGAGGAACCCAGGTAAGAACGGGAGGCCGTTCTGGACAGCCTGCTGCTGACGTACCACTACCCGCTGCTCTGGGACGTTGCGGTTCTGGTTGGGTGCAGTCCGTTGCCCTTGCTGCTGGCTGATACCAGGTGTGTTGTTGATTACTTCTGGAGCAGTTGTCGAAGCAGCTCCAAGCATTGCAGCCAACAGGGCTGCGCCGATTGTCGTTTTCTTCATAGCGTTTATGAGTTAGGGGTTGATAACTTCGTCTTCTGGGACTTCGGGAACTTCCGGGGCTTTCTGCGAGTTCCACCACAGCTGCTGCTCGGTGAGCTTCCGTTTTGTTTCACACGATGGAGCAATCGAACAGGTGAGCGGCAGCACTTCGTTGAGTTTCCGGTTTACGAGTTGCACCTGGTTCTGCAGGGTGTTCGACCGCTGATCCAATCGCTTGACCTGTCTCTGTGTCTCGCTGAGTTCGCCTCGAAGCTGGTCCTTCTCTTCTATCAGCCGGCCTCGGTCGGAGTTCAGGTCTGTGATGAGAGCCTGGTATATTTCCTGCGAGGTCTTCGTCGCGTTCGCCTCTTCCTGTCGGCGGGTGTAGCGAATCGTGAAGATCCAACTGATGCCGCCGCCAGCCAATAGTGTGGCTACGTATGGGAGAATGATGTTGACCAGTTCGATGTTGTCCATATCGGTGTTATATTTTTACGATGCAAAGATACGCGATTGCATTTTAATTTGAAAGTACAGAATCGGCGGGCGATTGCTCGAAATTTTGGATTTTTTGGTCATATTTCACCCTTTTAGGGCGAAGGCGAGCGCGAGGCGGCTTCTG